GCCGCAGGCTGCCCGGGCGTCGGCGACGGCCGCACGAGCTCGCGCGTGGCTTCGATCGCGGTCGGCACAGTCGGCNGCACGCGCGATGCGGCCCGCGCGGCAGCGCCGGGCACGCGGGCCAGCGGTGCCACGGTGGCGAGGGCCTCAATGCCCGCCGGAACCACAGTGCGCACGACGTTCTCCGCGGTCGGGCTGACTCTGCCGATCGCCGCGAGCGCAGGGTTAACGGCGCGCTCGACTGCCTCCACGCCGCGGGCGATGGCGGCGAGCCCTGACTGCGCGGATTCGCTGCGCGGCTGATAGGTGAGCTCGTGCTGCACACGGCGCACGACGTCCGCAGGATCGGCCTCGGTGAGGCCGAGCGCGCGGCCGGCCATCGTGCCGAGCCCGGCGAAGCCGGCCGGAATCTGCGCGAGCGCGCCCGTGGCGAACATCGTGGCCAGTTCCGCGCCACCAACAGGCGCTTCGGCCCACTCCTGCAGCGTGCTCCGCTGCGACTGCGCAGGCTGCGGAGCCTGCGGCATCTCCACAGGGCGCGCAGTGGACAGGTCGAAGCCGCGGCGCGCGGGCTGAGCAGGCTGAGCGGGCTGCGCGGGCTCGACAGGGCGCGCCGTCGCGAGATCGAACGGCATCAGGGCACCTCCTCATACTGCGTGCCGTCTGGGCTCACGTAGGCCCGATTGCCCTGCGCATCGACCATCAGCCGCCAGCCGCGCGCATTGACCGCAGGGAGGCTGCTGGCCGGTGCTGCGCGTGATGCTGTGGGCTGCGCGGCCGGTTGCGAGCCGGCCGTCGTGATGCCGAGTTTGTCGGCGACGATCTGCTTGATCGTTGCGATCTTCGCCCGGCGCGCCTCCGGGTGATCGGTGCGCTTGGGCACCATATCAAGCAGCAGCTCCTGATCGCGATCGGTGAACGTACCCTCACCCGCCGATCTGAAGAGCTGTTTCAGAATCGGAGCCATCGCGGCGACCGCGCCTTCTGCCGTCTGCTGCGCGGCCGTGAAAGCCGGCACTCGGCCTGCGATCGGCCCTGTCACCGTCTCTTCCATCGCCTGCTCGAGCGCCTGCATCGCGCTTTGGAATGCGTTGTATGCGAGTTCGTTCTGACGCCGGGTTTTCTCTTCCTCGACCTCGGCAGTAGCCTCCGCTTGCGCGCGCCTCTTTTCGCCCGCTGCTTTCGATTCATCCTCGATCGTGGACAGCGGCTGAGTTGTCGGCGTGACGCCGGTCTGTACAAGCGTCGGCACGCCGCCGATGTCGACTATGCGATCGGTCGCACGCTTCATCTGCAGGTAGCGCTGCTGCTGTTCTGGCGAGAGCGAGCTGTAGTACATCCACTCCTGCACCGATGCCGGTAGATTCGACGCCGGCGATGGCTGATGCCCGATACCTGCGATCGCCCCGTACTGCGCGCGCGCCAGATGCGCAAGGCGAATCACGTCTTCAGTCGTTGGCTCCCGGCCGAGCTGCTGGGCCACTTGCGCGTACTCGTCCGGCCGGCGACGGCGGAAGAAGTCGACGGCGAACTGCGGATTACGAATCACGTAATCCGCTTCGAGGTAATGCTGCCGCGCCTCCTCGATCTGCTGCTGGCGCTGCAACTCCTGCGCCTGGCGAAACTCCGCCGACACGCCGGCCGCCAAGCGCGGATCATCGCCGTAAAGGCGCAATATGGTCGCCTGCCGCTGCTGCTGCGGCAGATCTGGTGTGCCAAGCTGCGCGAGCGCGTTGCGGACGCGCGCCTGACGCTCCTCCTCGCGGGCGAGCTCGGCCTGCGCCTGCTGGAACTCCTGCTCTCGCAGCGCTGCGAGTCGATTGGCGCGGCGGCTCTCCTGCAGCGACAGATAGTGCGTCAGCATGTCGGGCGGCTGCCCGGAGAGCGCAATCATCGGATTCGCGCGAGGCATGGCGTGACCTCCTGGCGCTCAGTAGCGGATCGGGAACTGCCGCGCCGGCACGAGCGACTCGTCGAGCCGGAAATCGCGCAGCGGCACATGAATCGGCGCCATGCCGCCGCCGCGGCCCGGGTTCGGCGTGCGTGTGATGCCCGTCGAGCGCTGATCGCGCCGGTCGAGGTAATCCATCGCGAACCNGCCGAGCTGGCCGAGCGNGTTTNTCNATGCGTTGCTCGCGCCCATGATTCCCGATGCGCGCGTGTCACCGATGCCGGTGAGCGTGTCGGCGATGCCCGAAGCCATGCGCTCGCCAGCGCCTGCAGTGCCCGCAGCGGCGCTCTGCCCGATGCCCATGAGCTGCATGAGGCGATTCATGTAGTTGCCGAACTGCTGCGAGGCGAGGCCCTGCCCGAACTCGGTGAGCGCGACGCCGGTGTTTCCGCTGAACAGNCCTCCGCGCGCGGCGGCGCTGCGCTCGAGCGCCTGCTGCCCCTGCTGCAGGGCAAATTGATACTCGGGCGAGCTCGTGAACAGCGAATAGTCGGGCGCCTCGCCGGCGAGGCCCATCAGGCGATTGAATTGCGAGATGGCGCGCGTGCCGGCCTCGGTGTACGGCGAGAGCAGTCGCTGCGTCTCGTCGAACTGGCGGCGCATCTCCGAGATCGCCGACTGCTGCGCGGCTGCCTGCTCGCGAGCCGCACGTCGCGCGCTGCTGCTGCCGAGAAGGCCCTGCACGAGTGATCCGCCGATTCCGATGAGTGCCTGACCGAGCATTACGTTTCCCTCACGTCAAACCGCCCTCAGCGTCGATGAGCGCGTCGACGACGAAAACCGGCACAGGGTCGGTGATCTGCACGCGCGGCACAAAGGCATGATGCGAGCCGAGACATGTCCAGCGCACGCGCCGGCGGTACTCGCCGATCCGCCCGAGCGTGCGCACGGCCTTCGCGCGCCATGTCTGCCCGTCGTCGCTCGATACGAACAGCGTGCAGAGCGGATCGGAGCCCTGTCCGGTGATGAGCCCGACACCGGCGCCGACGTGCAGCTCGAAGGCGTAGACGAACACGCGGTTGCGATTCGCGTAGACCGGCTGCCAGGTGATGTCGACGCGCTGCGGCTCGCCCCATTCCTCATGCGTGTTCGGATCGAGGATGCCGAGCTTGCCGCTCTGGCTGTCGCCGACGATCTGCTTGCCGTAGGCCTGCAGGATGCAGCTCGGGCGCCAGTAGCCGAGGCTCGCCGTGTTGATGATCGAGTCGCGCTCGTGCCATTCGCGCGTTGTGACGTCGTAGACGAGCGTGCGCCCGGCGTGCCGGAAGGTGAATGCGATGAAAAGGTGCCCCTCCTGCGTGTACGGCAGCGCGATGCAGTCGGAAATCTGCGTCATCTGCTGCAGGATGCCCTCAATGCCCGGATGGCTGACCTTCTCCCACACGGAGCCGAGACGACGCACGGTGCGATCCGATGCCACCATGAACGGCGCATTGTCCTGCGTGCAGAGCGAGAGCGAAGCGCCGCAGCCGGGCGCTTCCTTGAAGCCGGACGGCGATCGCGAGAACGGCGAGCCCGACGGATTGCCGGCGTTGTACCAGAGTTCCGTGGAGTGCTCTTTCAGCAGCACGAGCTCGCGGTTGTTCGCGAGCAGACCGACGAGGTAGCCGGGCGCACCTTCGGCCGATGCGAAATCGAGCGCGTTGAACGTCAGCGAGTTGAGGCCCGTATTGAAGAACTGCGCCGAGTTCCGCCGGCGGAAAACAATGTACTGATCGATGAACACAGGGTCTGCGCCGCCGCCGCCCTGCGTGAATACGGGATCGTTGATCTGCCCGACCGTAGAGCCGTCTGACGTGTAGTAGCCGGTGCCATCGCCCGGGCATACGACGATGTCGGTTCCATTGGTCGCGACGCGCACCGGCCCATTGCCGCCGATGGCGGTGCCGGAAAGCTGCGTGAGCGTGCCATCCTGGCCGACGCGGTACATGCTCGCGCCGGCGACCACGTACAGCGTGCCGTCGGGCATCGTGATCCCGCCGCGCACCTCCGGCTCCTCGGTGTCCGCGAACGGCGCAATGCCGGGCGCACGCCGCAGGACTACGGGCTGACCCTTCGGGCGATCTGGAGGTGCTTCCTCGGCGAAACAGTTGACGAGCCTCCGGCACGAGGGCGTCGGGTTCGGGAGCCGATACGTGCCGATGGGCAGCGGGATCGGCTGCGGCATCAGGGCTCTCCGTACCAGCTCCCAGGCCAGCCGAGACGCGCAGCGCCAGCAGTCGCGGTCTGGGGCGTCGGCACGTCGACGATGGGCTCGATGGGATGCGCAACCATCACATCGCGCACGAGCTCGGCGAGCCGTTCCTCGGCCGCGCGTCGCACATCAGGCTCGACGATCTTGCCGTACTGCGGTGCGAGCCTGATCGCGAGGTTGTAGGCGAGACACTCGTGATACTCGGGACCGACCGGCAGGTCGTCCTGCGCGGAGCTGACCGGCGACCAGCCGAACGGCGTGCCGTTCGCCTCCCACCGCGAGCACATCGCATTTAGCGGCAGGATTGCCGTCGTCGCCTGCTCAGCAGAAGGCGCCTCCTCGGCGTCGATCACACCGAGGAGGCGCAAGGACCACGCGATCAGGTCGATGACCTTCACGGCCCGACGCCGACAATTACGCCAGCGTCACACGCACGCCGATGCGGGCCTTGATGACCTGACCGGCCTGCGACGCCGACTCGAGCGCGACGCCCCATGCGACGTCGGCCGCAGCGGCCGCCGCGGCCTGCCCGCTTGAGTTGGTCGACAGCAGCGCGCCCTGCGTGACGGCGCCGCCGACCTCGACTTCGACGATGCCGTCGACGGCGATGGGCACATCCTCGCCCGCCAGCGCGACGCGATCCGCAGCCGATACGCCGATGACGGAATCGGTATCCGCAGCGCCCTGCACGACGACGCCGGCGCCGGTGTCGAACTTGACCAGGCGGCGCGGCGCGATGGTGCCGCCGGCGCGATAGTCNATGATCGCCTGCGGCAGGTTGTTGCGGCCGTGGACAGCGACCTTGTCGCTGTGACGGTTCGCAACGTCGACGATTGGAGCAAGACCCATTTTCAGATCTCCTGTGTTCGGTTCCTGGTGACTGCCCTCGCGTGCCGAGTGACGCNGCTGTTACGCCGGCGGGGTCAGGCTGCCAGAGTGGCCGAGACGGCACGCGAGCTCGGGCCGCAGCGCGCCGAANGCNGCCATGACGTCNAAGCGCATCATGATCAGGTCGTTGACCATGTCCGANCCCTGCACGACGCGNATNNNGATNCCGTCGTACACACGGCGCGACGTCGGACGGTCGGGGTACTCGGGCAGATCNACCGTNCCGAACGTGAAGGCGTCCTTGACGTAGGCGAGCGACACACTGTAGGGCGTGCTCGCCGTGCCGGCGATGGTGATCGCCGCGTTGTCGGCCGGCGATGCCGTGACGTTCTTTTCCGAGCCGTCCGTGATGATTTCGGGGTAGATGCTGATCTGGCCCGCACCGCCCGCGTAGTCCTCCGTGACGACGAACTGACGCGGATAGCCGAGGTCAGCCTTGGTCTGCGGATGCACCGCGTTGACGCCGTTGATCGTGATGATTTCGCCCTTGAAGATCGGGCCGCTACCGGTGTCGACGGTGAGCTTGCCGCCTCGCTGATTGGCGCCGTTGACGAGATAGCCGGTGCCAGCGCCGCGCGGGGCCTTCGGCAGCACGGTCGTGTAGTTCCAGTCGAAGCCGGCGGCGCGACCCATCTCGCCTTCCTCGTACTGGACCTTGAGCTGCTGCTGCGAATTGAACAGGCCCTTCAGCGCATCGATGACGTTGAGCTGCGCGGTGTTGTCCAGGAGCATGTTCTTCGTGCCCTTGAACCCACCGTTGTCCTCGATGAGCTTCTTGGCCATGTTCGCGTACCAGAGCGCGTTGGCCGACGTGAACGCGCCGGTGACCGGACCGGTCTGATTCGGCGTCGCCTTCACCGCCATCTCGAGCACTTCGGCCTCGAGATTCACAACGAAGTCGGCGACCTGCTGCGCCAGATAGCGCCGCTCGAACTCCTCGATGTCGAGGGCGAGCTCGGCGCTCGAAAACTGGATATCGAATCCGCGCTGACCGAACACCGTGACCGGCCGCAGGATGGTCTGCAGCGGGTTCGGGTCCGCAACGCGGCCCTTGCGGTACTTGCCGTGCTGCGGGATCGGCACGCGCAGCGTGTCGCCGATCTTCGCCTGTTTGTCTCGGAATGAACTGTCGTACTCGCGGTTGATGGTCCGCAGGAACGTCGACTTTCGCTGATGAGCATCAGCGCGCGGTCGGCGATCTTGTCGGTTGTGAGAAGCTGATTGGGCACGGTGTTTACTCCTCATGCGCCGCCGCCCGATCAGCGGTCAGCGGCGCGCTGCTTGTCTCTGACGTCTCCACTCCGCGATGCGCTCCTCGGTCGTCATGTCGTCGATGCTCTTNANCGTCGACGTGCCGCTCGGGAGCTCAGGCGGCGGTGGCGGGGTTTTCGTGACTTTCGGAGGCAGCTCGCGCCGCTGGCTGTTCGCGCCCTGCAGTCGGGCGTCGATCTCTGCGAGGCGCTGCGCGATCTCGAGCGCGGATTTCCCGCGGAGCTGGTCGATTTCGGCCGGATGCTGGACGAGATGGCGAGCGATCCACAGGTCGCGCGGATGGCCTTTCAGGAGGTCGACCACCTGCTGCGGGATGTCGACCGGCGCCGTGATGACCTCATCCCATGCGCCCGGGCCGAATTCGGCCTCGAACTTCGCGCGTCGCGCCTCGAATGCGCGGCGGGCTTCCTCGGCCGCTTGCTGCTGCNGCCGAAGCTGCTCCTGCTGCTCGCGCTCGGNGAGCGCTTTCTTCAGCTTCTGCTCGACGAGNTAGTCGGTGTAGGCCTCGATGTCATTGTCGAAGTCGGCGAGCGTCTTCGGCTGCGCATCGGGCTGCACCGATTCGCCTGCCACGTACTGCTGGCTGATCGCCTGTGCAGTCTGCGGCTGAAGCTGACGCAGGAGAGCGGTGAATTCGGCGAGAGCCTGCCTGCGGCCCCTCTCTTCGGCTCGTGACAGCCGTTTCCGCATCCAGGGCTCGAGCTTGCGATCGCGGTCGTCGCGATCATCCTGCTCGTCATCGCCCTGATGCTCCGCCTCGGAGGCAGTGGCGTCGGGCTTCCCCTGTTCGTCCGCCGGGGCAGCGTTGGAGTCCGGCTTTTCGCCCTCGGGCTTGCCGCCGTCCGCGGGCGCGTCCGCGGTCTGCGTCGCCTGGGGCGCCGGAGTTGCCGTGTCCGGGCGTTCGGTGATGTTCGCCTGAGCAGCGCGAAGCTGGCTCAGTACGCCGGTGTCGGTTGATTTCAGCTCAGGCTCGCTCGGCTGCTGTGCGGTCTGCTGACCCTGCGCCGTGCCGCCCTGAGCATCCGCGGCCGACCCCGCGTGATTGGCAGTAGTAGTCATGTTCCCTCGTGTGGTCAAGGTTCAATGTTTGACGTTTCGCCCATTGGAGACGTGAATGGTGGCAGCCCGCCGACGACGCGCGAGATGCTCTCGGCGGTCTGCGCCTGCGTGCGCTCGATGTCGGCAGGCGTCGTCGCGCGGATGCGCTCGGCCTCGGCGGCCGTCTTGTCCGCTTGCGCAGCGCGAAGCATTGCGTCGGCGACATCCTTCGGATTCGGCGGCGGCGGCTCGGGCGGCGGCGGATCGTTCTCGCCGGGCTCGAGCAGGCCCTGCGAGATGAGGATGCGCCGCACGGCGGTCTCGAACTCGTCNATGCCGGGCACGTCGAGATTGCGGATGAGCAGGTACTTGGCGAGTTCGCCGATCGGCCCGGGCGATGTAGCGAGCGCNTCGGCGGCCTCGGCGACCTCGAGGCGCTGCGTNTCGAAGCTCTTGCCGGCAGTCACTGTGACGTCGAATTTTCCGCGGCTGAGATCGTTGAGGATGACCTCGCGGCCCGTCTCGTCGTCGATGACCGGCACATTGACCTGGTAGAACTTCTCTGCACCGTCCTCGCCGAGAACGCGAATCGTGCGCGTCGAGTCGTAGACCTTCGGGATGAGATCGACGAGCAGCTCTCCGGTGTACACGAGCGCCTTCATGTGATTGTCGATGAACACGTAGTTGCTCGTGTCGCCCTCGCGCTGACGCGCGATGATCGCGCGGCCGCTCGTCTCGTTGCTGCGCGCGCCGAGCGATGCGTCGTAGATGCCCGTTGTCGCCTTGAGCTCGTCGATCGAGAGCGCCGACAGGTTCGCGAATGCCGCCGGGAACTGTGCCGCCGGCTCGCGCGTCGGGCGCGCCTGGGGGGCTGCAGGGTCCGGGTTGTAGAGCAGCACCGGCGGATCGTCGTAGCCGAGCCGCTCGTAGTAGGACTGCACCCTCGATCATCTTCGGCGTCGCGGTAAGCGGCGAGTTCGGCATTTTCGCGACCACCTCGACGAGCGTCGAGAGCTCGAAATTGTGGATCATCTGCGCGTCGCGCCCGTAGCGCGTCATACCGCAGAAGTACTCCTTGCCGTCGACGATGTGATACTCGCCCCAGTTGATGACGATCGGGAAGTGCTTGCCGGGCCACTCGACGATTTCCGACAGGCGCTCACGGCCCGAGATCAGGCAGCACTTGACGACGTCGACCGTGACATCGCGGACCTGCATGATCGTGATGCCCTGCCGTGCCGCCTCGCGTGCGACAGGATCGAACTCGACCGCGTCGACTACGGCGCCGGTCGAAAGCAGATAGATCGTCTTGCGCTTCGGCTCTTTCCACCAGTAGCGCGCGATGCGCACTTCGTCCTGGTACCACCAGTAGCTATCTGTCCCGCTGAGCGCCGGGCCGAAGTCGACGACCTCGCGGCCGGGATAGAGCTCCTTGAACTTCTCGCGCGGGATCAGCGTCGAGTGAAACGCGTACCGCGCATCGCGGCGGAAGAAGTCGCGCGAGGCCGGGTCGAATACGACGGCGAACGGATCGATGATCGGCGCGATCTTCAGGCACTTGTCGAATCCCGACTCGTTCTCGTACTCGATCTTGATTTCCCACGCGCCGCGACCTGCAGTGACGGCCCACGTGAACCCGTAGTCGTAGGCGATCTTCGCGTGCGAGATCGCCTCGATGTTGCGGATGAGGCCCTGGTAAATCTCCGCGAGCGTGCGATCGGTGTCCTCGACTGGGCGGAGCTTGATCTGCGGGCGATTCTGCAACTGCTCGCCCGTGACGCGCCGGATCATCTGCCGGATACGATTGAACTCGTAGCACGGGCGATTGCGGCGCTTCTTCGTCAGATGTTCGTCCCACTGATGGCCCGGGATCATCGCAAAGCGATAGTCGCTGATCGCCTTGCGGCGCAGCTCGCTGTGGCGCTGCTCGGCCTCCTCGAACTTGTCGAGCGCGTCATGCACGAGGTCGCGATCGGACGTCGGGCGCGTCGTGTTCCGGGTGTCGTCTTTGCGTGCCATCTGAGGGAGCTTCAACAGTCAGGGCTCACAAGTCAGGGAACGTCAGCGACGGCGCGTAGCCGCGCGAAAACTGCGTGACGAACTCGGTCGGCAAGGGCGTCTTGTCCCTGCCGAGCTCGTCGAAAATCCGGTCGGCGCACACACACGCGAGCCCGAAGGCGTCGGCGGCGTGCGATGACCAGTCGTGTTCGGGGCCGAGGCCGATGTCGAGTTGCGGATGCTTCTTCTCGTGATACCAGCCGAGCGCCTCGATGCCTGCCGCGCACGTCGGCTGCTTCGCATGGTCGGCGCCCTCTGGCGCGTTGAACCAGATCGACGGGAACCAGCGCCGGGCGGCTTCGATGCGCAGCTTGGCCGCGCCCGTGCCCTGATTCGGGATGACCGTGACCTGATAGCCGGCCCTTCGAAAGGCCGACTCGAAACTCACGTCGAACACGCGATCGTTGGTGTCGCCGTCGTGCGGCAGATACACCTGGCAGCGCGCGGGCGTGTATCCGCGCGTGCGCATCCACTCGAGATGTACCGAGAGCGGCTGACCGACGGCCTCGTAGTAGTCGAGCGCGCGAATCTCGCGGCCGACGAACTGCATGATCCACATGCTAAATGCGTCGGCGCGCATTCCGGTGCCGCCGAGGTCGCAGAACGCGCGCAGCGTGAGCAGCGGATCAGGCGCGACGCGACCTATGCGGCCCTGCTCCTTCGCCTCGGCGATGCAGCCAGCGTAATACGCGCCGGAGAGCACGCGCGCGTATTCGCCCTCCCACACATGCGGATAGAGCTCGGGCTGCGTGCGCAGGAAGTCCTGCCGCTCCCGCTCGAGCTCGTCATTCCAGAACGGGTTATCGCGCCAGTTGGCGCGCACGACGATCGCGCCGCTCGGCAGCAGCGGGCCGCGCAGCAGGAGCTCGACGGCATCGGTCGGGCGCGTCGGGTTCCACGAGAACCATCGTTCAGCGCCTGGCGCGCGCAGCGTCGGGCGCAGCAGGTTGATCGAGTGCATCGTCGCTGTGTGCGCTTCCTCCCACCACGCGCGCTTGAAACCTTCAAGGCTCTTGATCGAGTCTGCGGTGTAATCCCGCATGCCCTTGAAGATGATCACGCCATCGCCGGGCGTCGCGATGCGCTCCTGGTAGATTTTGAAGCCGTCCCG